ATACTCTTACAGATGATTTCTCATTTGCGGGTGCAAAGGTACAACAATTATTTGGTTCCACCAAATTTTTAAGTGAAAAACTTTTCAAAAAAGATAAAAAAGTGCTTTTTTATTTGGTATTATGGAGATTTTGGTGTACCTTTGCACCGTCTTTGTACTCATAAGTACCACAAAACGGGATTTAGCGCAGTTGGTAGCGCACGTCGTTCGGGACGATGAGGTCGCTGGTTCGAGTCCAGTAATCCCGACGGATTTTTCGGTAACTTATTGAGTATCAGGCATCATTGGCTGTTCGCTGCAAAAATACTCGGTGAAAAGTCGGTAAAGTATAAAAAATGATAAGATTTAGGCCATATTTCTAAAAAATTAAAGATATGGCTAAAAAAAATTATTTCTCAGGTTTGGCAGGTGACGATATTCACCATGTCATTGCGTGGAAGCTTCCTACCTTCCATCAGAAAAGCGAGTGTTATGTTTCGTTCTCTTGCTTCGATCCAGCTATCGGCAAGATGCACCAAAAGAAGATTATGCTTGACCACATCAAGGGCAAGCATAATCAGAGAGTGTATGCTGATCAGCTGATGAAGCGCATCACCCAAAAGCTAGAAAGTGGCTGGAATCCCTGGGTAGTGAAGAATCATCCTCTTGAATATACCCTATTCTCTACAGTTTTGGAACGATATAAGAGATATCTCGAGAAGCTATGTAATGAGCATAGCTTGCGTGATGATTCATATATCGACTACTCTAGTCGTGTGCGAGTCATGGAACTCTGGATTGAGGAGAAGAAGATAGACATCCACTTCTCCTATCAGTTCGACAGACAGTTCGTCTCCAAGTTCCTTGACTACGTCTTCATCGACCGCAACAACACCATTATAACCAGGAACAATTATCTCGGCTGGCTACGCACATTCTCAACTTATCTGCTAGAGCGAGGCTACATCTCTCACAATCCGACAGAAGGATTCAGCCGAATCCGTACCCGGCATCTGAAGGAGCGTGAAGTCATACCTGACGACGTGATGATACAGATACGCAACTACCTCTTCGAGAAAAACAGGCACTACCTGCTTGCTTGTGAGATACTCCACTATCTCTTCGTCCGTCCGCGAGAACTCTCGTACCTGAAGATAGAAGACTTCCACCTGGATGCTCAGACCCTATCGCTCCATGGGTCGCATACGAAGAACGGAAATGATGCCATCATCACCCTGCCGTCTCACGTCATCAAGTTGATGATTGACCTCAATGTCTTCGCATACCCTAGCCACTATTATCTGTTCTCAGATAACTTCTGCCCTGGTGAGACTCGCAAGAGCGAGAAGAGTTTCAGAGACTATTGGGGAAGAAACCTGCGCAAGGCGCTTGGATTCTCCGACCGCTATAAGTTCTACAGTTTGAAGGATACCGGCATCACCAATATGCTGAAGGCGAATGCCGATGTCTTGTCGGTCAGAGATCAGGCACGACACTCCTCTATCCTTATCACTGACATTTACACGCCTAAGGATATCAAGGCTGCGAATGAGTACATCAAGAATTATAAGGGAATCCTATAGTATATATATATAATAAGGTGAGATACGGAAACGTACCTCACCTTATTATATATTATGATAGCATATAGAAGTAGCCTGTATAGATAGGATTGATTGTTTCATCCTTGACTTCCATCTCAATCTTCTCGCACACAAATCGCTTATTCCTGATGATGTATATCTTCGATGGATCCGGAATATCAGCAGACTTGAATTTCACTTCCATGCAGTTTCGGTTATCAATTTTGATAACTTCACCTTGAAACTGACTCAATGATGTGGTACCGGCTGTGCCAGAATTGAACGATAGAGTATAGAGATCTCTATCAATGAAGGCTATGCCATTGTACCTATAGTCAGCATTGACTCGGTAATCTGTCAGGAATTGAGGCCATCTGGATTTCTCCCCAACCCAAGTAATCTTGCCGTATGGCTTGTCATGCTGCTGCACTCTACCTGGTAAGATGAAGAAGATGCTCATCACTTCCTCCTCGTCCTCGCTCTCGTCCATTGCCGACTCATCATCGATGGCATCCTGTACAGAAACGTAGCTCAGACCCTCCTCGTCAGAATCGCACTCTTTTGCATCCGACTCCCTGGTATTAGTGACAGACAGCAGGCAGCGCTTTTCAATCCAATTGTCTTCTAAGACCACGCTGCTTCTGAAGTTGATATCTTCTGCTATCTGTGCAGCAGGAGAAATCTTCAAGTCAACATAATCATCAGAATCCTCGTCTCGGATAAGTGGAGACCAGATGCCTGCAAGCTGCCACTTGCGGCTACCCTCTTCACCTATATATATATAGTAATCTCCGAAATTATGGATGATAGTCTGCCTTTTCTTCTTCTCAGACCACCCCATGGTTGTTGTAGCGAACTGCTTGGAATAGCCTAGCAATTCTCTAGATTCTACCTGCTCGAAGTTCTCAAAGACCTTCTTCGGTATGACTTCATAGTCTCCTCTGTTGGCAGAATCGTCGAATTTATATTCGAGATTTGCGGTCGATGAAGTACTGAAGGAACCGTCCTCATCATAGTCTGTCGCATACTCTTCTAGCGGTTCTATCACTACGGAATCGGCTGAACTCAGTTCTGAGGAACTGACAACAGAACATGTCTTGCCCACCTCGTCGAAGTAGATGGAAGCATTGAAAAGCTTCCGGAACTCCTCGATGAATGTGTAGGATGACCAGTGCGGAAGTGCTCTGCGAAGCTCGCGAGACTTGAACGCTGACGCTATATATAGCTGGTTCCACGGTTTGATATCTATGTCATTCCTTATCAGCCGATAACCTTCGTGTTCGACAACCTTCTTGAAGATGTACATCAGATTTGGTTGTACAGCGGTATTCTGGATGAATGCCGTTTTTTGGCCACAATGTCTTCCGGTACGGTCAACCCCTACATAGTTGGCTATCATTTTATATGTCTCATCCTCTACCGGCATAAAGCACCATTTACCCTCTACACCTAGGAATTTGGTTTTGTCTGTGCTCAGGATGAAGATGTCTGTAACCTTGAATAAGTCGTTGAATTTGTTTTCGACCGATTTATTCACTGTTGAACCTGGAGCATCAGCTATGCCCAGGTCAATCTCATCGATGTAGTGCTTGGTCATCTTGTCATTGAACTTGATGCGGGATTTGCCTCCGACAATCTGCAGCTTGACCTCCTGCTGGTTCACCGAGAGGATGGTACCAACACCGCTCATGATGATTTTGCTATCAACATATAGCTTGCAGTCATCGAATTTGGCGATGTTTTTCTTGACTTCCAACCGTGAAACGTTTGAAAAGATTTCCCGGTTTGCCAGGATATTCATCGGGAAGGTGATATCGTAGGTGTATTCACCATCATCGGTGACATACTGATTGGCGTATGTCACCTTGATGGATGATGTAGATATCGGATAGGCTCTATGGCCATTGATAATGCATGTAATCATAACTACTTATTGCTTAACATACGATGATATTCCTTGAGTTTGCGGTCGATGCCGTCTCTGCCTGCGATAGACACATCTGCCTTGATACCTCTCTCAATATTCTCGTTGAGTCTGCTGACAGCAGAATTGACTCCATCGAGAGACTGGCGTACCTCGGCATTGTCATTGCTGACGTTGACGATAGGAGCAACGACAGCAGCGCTGGCTCCTGCTCCCAGTGCTCTGCTGATATCATCAGCAGTCAGAGAGCCTACGGTGTTGGCTCGCTGTGCTCTATCGATGAGATCGAATGCTGGTCTGATGGAAGAGTTGTTGACCGCTCGATGGTTGGCCACGAACTCGCCTTCATGGACAACTCCAGCCTCCTTTCGATAGCGGTTGCCTCCGGTGTAACCACCCTCGTAGTAACCTGCTGCTTCTGCCTGATGCTGCTTCTTGATCGTAGCAATCTGCATCATACCTGCTGCGGTTGCCAGACCTGCAGCAATAGGCGCCATTATCCAGCCGGTGCCAGGAATGGCAGCTGCAGAAGAGTATGCATTGATGGCAGCCATGGCTGTAGATGCGATTGCCTGAGCAATCTCAATCTTCATCGCCTTCTTGTTAGCTTTCGACTTAGCAGCAGCCAGTTCCTTGTCACGCTTCTCTTCGAGCTTTTTCTTCTTCTTCGAGTTATTGCCAGCTGCAGCAATCTGCTTCTCGTAGTTCTTGGAGATTTTCGCCTGCTCTAGGTCTGAGCATGCCTGTGCATATGCTGATGCTGCAGAGAGTATGTTGTTGATGCCGTTGTAGGCTGCAGATGTCTGCTCAACCATATCATTGAGGAAGTCAGCAGTCACCATTGCCTTCGCCTGCATATAGGCTGCGTGATTCTGCTCATCGTCACCATACAGCTCCTTCAGCTTCTCCATCGTGTTCTGGTAGTTGGCTATCTGAGACGTGAAGTAGCTTCCGAAGCTGGCATTTGCAGGGTTCTGCGCATCTCCTGCTTCAGCTTTAGCCTGGTTAACCATACGGTTAGAGACTCTATCCACCTTCAGCTGGGTAGAGCCTGCTCCATGGTCTTCAGCTTCGAGCTGCGCCTTGCGGTCTGCATACTGCTCGATGAGGTCAAGCTTCATCTGCAGATATTCCTCCTCCTTGATGAGACCCTGCTTGTAGATGTTCTCGAGACCATTGAGATACATCTGCTTCTCTGCTTCGATGTCCTGCTTGCCGAACTGCTGACGGAGTTCTCGCAGCTGGTTCTGGTATGCCTCCTGCATCTGCAGCTGGTGGTCGAGCCCAGCCTGTTCCATCTCAGCCTTCAGATCCAGCCACTCCTCGCTGCCCTCTCTGTCTTTGTAGAGTGCAAGACGTTTTTTCATGGCTTCGACATCATTCTTATATAGGGCTTCATTGAGAGCAGTATCATTCTGATAGATTTTCGAATTGACATCATAATATTGCGCTTTGATGCTAGCCTCCTTCTGGAGGCGTTCACGCTCAATGGTCTGCTCATTCATCTTCTGAATGGCATCATCATGCTGCTTGGTAGCGCTCACCTGGTTATCAAGCAGCTGCTTGTACTCATTGCTCTCCTCACCATAGAGCTGCTTCAGCTTTTCGAAGCCACTCAACTGTATTGACTGACGATCATCCACGAATTGCTGGTAGTTCTTGGTACCCTCCGCATAAGCTTTGGCATTCTCAGCCAAAAGCTGATTGGTCTCAGCCTTGATGGAATCAGCAGCTTGCTTCTGCTTGCGTTTGGCTTCTGCCTCACGCTTGCGAGCTTCAGCTTCAGCTTTTTTCTCTGCCTTCTCGCGAGCCTTGCGCTCCTTCTCAGACTCTCCACTGGATCCACCACCATTGTTCTTGTTGTTATCGATGACCTTCTGCACCTCCTGGCTCTGAATATCATTGCCATATACTTTTGTGATTGTGGACAAAATTTTATTTTTCTCAGCCAATGCTGAGTTGATATCATCAAGCTCAGATTTGAGATGGCTGCTGGCATCTATGCGAGTATTACCAGTCGCTCCACTGATTGATGAGTATGAAAAGCCAAAACCTGCCTTCTTGGCATCATCGTATCGCTCCTGTACTTTTTGCTTCTTCAGCTCCAGGTCCACCTTGTCTTCTGACAACTTCTGAATTCGCTTCTTGGCTCCCTGCACCTCATAGAGATGTGCGAGTGATGCGATGTATTGATCGAGTGCTTGCTTATTCTCTCTATACTTACCGGTTGTCTTGTCGATAGTGGCATTGTAGTTTGGTACGATGCGGTTCAGCTCGCTGATTGCCGCATATCGCTCATTGAGCGACCTTGTCTCATCCATCGCAGCTTTGCGTAGGTTCTCGAGCTTGGTCTTCTCCTCAACAATCTCCTTCTGTGCCTCCTCTCTGATGTCATTGAGTTCTTTGGAGATTCTTGCTGCAGTATCAGATTGACGGTTGAGGTCTATCAGAACTGCAACCAATGCCGTAACTGCAGCAGCTACAGCCATATATGGGTGAGCGACTAAAACTGCCCACAGTTTTTTGGAGCCAGCAATCACAATATTGTTCCAAAAGGCTATCGCCTTCAGTTTGATGACGTGTGCAGATTCTGCAACGGTCAGTGCGATGATAGCTGCCGTGAGGGCAAGAATCGTAGTACGATACTTGATGACGAAGTCAACGACCTCTGAGAGTATGCGAACAGTAATGCTTGCCGTTGACAGGCAGAGGCGAGCAGCTGGGTATAGCTTCTCACCGAGTGATATTGACAGGTCCAGGAACTTTTTGCTAGCTTTGTCTAGCTGCGCCTGTACACTCTCGTTCTGCGTGTTGAACTCGTTGATGACGGATGTACCCTCCTCGTATGCCTCGTTGGCCAACTGCTGAGCTGTCTTGACATCATCGAGCTTATCAGCGAGGACGGTGAGTACACCGGTCGCTCTCGAGCCATCCATCTTCATCTCTTCGAACATAGGTGCCAGCTCTGCGAAACCACCTTTGGAACGCATAGCTGCCAGGAACTGAAGCAAGGCGGTATTGGCATCCTTCTTCAAGGTATTGGCGAACTCCTTGACATTGAGTCCTGCAATCTTTGCAAACTTAGCTGAGTCCTGGAACATTTTAGCAAGGAGATTCTGTACGGCAGTGGCAGCCGTCTCGTCCTGCTGCATATTCTGGTCGAGGACTGATGCGAGACCCATGATCTGAGCTTGTGTAAAGCCTGCCTGCTTGCCGACACCTGCCACACGTGCGGTGAAGTCAACGAGATAGCCGGCTGAAGCAGAAGAGTTCTGCGCCAGCTCGTTGATGGCAGATCCAGTAGAGAGCATGGCTCCTCTCAGACCTTTGGTCTTGTCCTCACCGAACATCTGCGCCAACTTTCCTATCTGTGACACAGCCTTGTCTCCAAGGTCATCACCGAGTGCAACATTGATTTTGTCTGCACCATCGACGAATTCCTCTACTGCAGCTGTAGATGTGATGCCTAGTCTTCCGGCATCTTCAGCTAACTGGTTGAGCTTCTGACGAGGAGTTCGGGTATCCATCTTCTTGAAGTCCTCATTCATTCGCTCCACCTCGTCTGCAGCTTGACCTGTATATTTTCTGACGTTGGTCATCTCATCGTCCATCTTGGCATATTCTTCCACGCATTTCTTGACGGTGAAGGTGATGCCGGAGATGGCTGCGACCGCACCGAGAGCAAGGCCCTGCATGCGGTTGAACCAGTCAGCAGAGCGCTTGATCCAGGACTCTTGAGCTACGCCCTCGGCTCTGACAGCCTGCAGCTCAGCCTTCAGCTGCTTTGCCTGCAGCTGCATCTGCTTGAACTTCTCGGTACCGCGGTCCATACCAGCCATCTGCTGATTGATTGCCTTGATTGAGAATTCGAGGTCACGGATGGATGATGTCTTCAGGTTCGACATGGTGCGGTTGACAAGCTGCATCTGCCGCTTTGTCTCCTTGATATCGATATTGGTCTCCTCTATCTCCTTGTCATACTGCTGCATCAGAGTAACGACTCTACGCTCACTCTGATGTATGCGCTCCAGTTCTGCCTCCACCAGCTTCAGCTGGGCTGCTCTAGAGGCGTACATACTTGACTGAGGGTCGAAGTCAGCCATCTGCGACTTCAGTCTGCTTGATGTGAAGTTGAGGTCGTTGAGCGACGCATGCTTCAGATTAGACAAGGTCGCAGTCATTCGATGCGCTTCTTCATCAGCCTTGCGGGTCGCCCCCTTCAGCTGCAACATCTGCTCCTTGACTTTGCTCAGCTGGTTCTCCAGCTTGGCATAGTCTGACGGATCAGATGCCGCCTTCATCTGACCCTTCAGATGTCGGGCAGCTTTCTCAAGCTGTCCGAGACTTGCAGATGACAAATTTTCGAGCGTCTCCTTGACGCTCATGGTCGAGTTCTTGAATTGCTTCATCTCTCGCTCGGCAGCCTTCAGGTCCTTGGCGAGGGATGCGCCTATACGGGAATCGCCCGTCGAGAAGGCATCCTGTTTTGCCTTCTTCAGACGAGCGACTTTATCTTCGAGCTCCTTCAGACGGTTCTTCGCCTCTTCTGAATTGAGCTTCACTACGGTTGTATATACCTCTTGTCTTGCCATTATTCGGTGACTTGGATATAGTTATTATAAGATATGGTGGAATGAGGGTTGAAGTTGATGACCTTGACCTGGTATCCCTTGGTACCCCACTTCCAAAACAAGAATTTATGCTTGAATTGCCTTGCGATGATGGTCTGCAAGCTGTCTCTTGCCTTATATGTAAGGATAGAGTCTGCGGTGTTGAGCCGGAAGTTCAGCCACGCATCACTATAGCTATAGATATGTTCTCTGCGCTTCACCTTGACGGAATCGGCAGTGACAACAACCGTTCGCTGGTCAGCAACAATCTGCTTCACCTGCAGATTGATATCCTGGAGCAATTGCCGGTCAATGGCGTATGACCTATACTCATCAGGAGGCATCATCAGCACTTGCTGAGTGATGACCTTTACGGAATCTCTGATGGTATCACGCTTAGCTGGTGCATAGTTCAGCGCCAGTTGGCTGAACTGCTCCCTCAACTCTTTCTCCGCTCGCTTCTGTCTCGACTCGAATAACCAGACGAATGCAGCGATAGCCAATATCACTGCGATGACTATGCCTATGTATCTCAGAATTTTCTTCATACCCCATGAATTAGATGTCAGCGTATTCCGGAATCGCATCGAAGCAAGGACACTCCTTGATTCGCTCCCAAGGGTCAACCACGCCATTGTGATTCTTGTCAGGCGAGATATCACGATGACCGAGAATTTTTGCATCAGGGTATCTCTGTCTGAGTTCCTTCAGCAGTTCGCGAAGGCTCTCCTTCTGCGCATCTGTGCGGTTGTCTATAGGCTTGCCAGTGCGCGAGATTCCTCCCATGTATGCGACATTGATAGCCTCGTGATTGTGACCCTTTACACCATTGGATGGCAGGGCTTCTGTCATCAGCTGGGTGCGCTTGCCATCCGCTGTAACCACCCAGTGATAACCTGGATAATGCCAGCCCTTGTTTCTAAACTCCTTCAGCAAGGCATCGACTGTCCATGTCTGTCGGCTTGCTGTGCAATGTACGAAAATGAATTTAATCTTTCTCCCCATGATTTTTATATTTATCTATTAAATCCTTGACTCGAGTATCGAATGTAAGTTCGAAGCCAAAAGCTGTCGCAACGTACATAAGACTCTGACCAAAATACCATAAAACGTTTGATGTAACATCATTCGAACAAAAGTAGCTGATATACACTAGTACGATTGCTGCTATCAGTACGAAACCAGCGCTGCTATAGCGTATCCAGTCTTTAGTATTTCTCTGCATCTTTTTCTTTTTTTATGCAAAAATACAATCTCTGTGGGAAAAATAAAAATACGGCAGGTAATGCTTGATTACCTGCCGTATTGATTATGCAATATCTCGTTCGAGAATTTCCTTGGCGAGTACCTTCGCCTGCTCTCTCCACTCCTGGAATGCCTGGTATTCTGCTTCGTGAGCAGAATCACCATCACCATGGTTGCAGAGGATCGCTTCAACGTCATTCTGGCTGTACCTGGTTCTGACAAGTCCTGCCACGAAATCGTTATACCCTGCTGAAGTAGCCTCAATCTTGACTGAGCCATCCGGCTCGCTACCCTCATAACTATATGCTGTGACCGTCTTACCATCACTCTCAGACTCCATCATATTAGAGTCTGGCTGATAGTTTTCAATTTTCTTTTCATTCAGATACAACAGATAATGATTTCCGTCGTATCTGACGTAGTTCATGCGAACGAGATAAATTTTCTTATTCATCTACTATATAAACTTGTAAAACGTTTTGCCGAATTTGTTTTTCAGCTCTCCGACTACAACATAGAAAGGCTTCTCTAGGAAGCACCATTCCTCACGTGCTTGTGTAATAAGTATCTCTGCACCGGAATACAACCACCAGGTTTCATCCTTCCAGTGCGGAACCTCGATAGGTTCCCCGTTCTCATCCACCTCCTCTTTCCTCTCCACATGATCGATATATCTGAACTTCAATGCCAGTCTATCGTTCGGAACCTTCTCCTGAACGATGAACTTGTTGCCGTGTTCATCAACTTTTTCGACCTGCTGAGTCTTGAAGCTAACTGTTGACTTGTCAATCTTGTAGTCCTCTATGAGGATAAGATGATCTTCGTAGTCTATACCATCCTTGCACAAAACATCTCCTATGTGCTTCTTTTGCCGCTTGGTCATGCTTGCGAAGGGAATTTCCCCTCTTTTGATGCCGAGGTTGTCTCTATAAGTTTTCATTCCGATTTTCTGTAATAAGTTTTTTGTGTCTGCGTGTTTCGCAATTCCTAGCCTCGATGCGGCTATGACTCTGATCTGCTCATTACTATAGCCTCTCTTGCGAAGTCTTGCGACCTGCCTGCACAATGCCTGCTTGCTACGTTTTCGTATCTTGGCATGATCCGCATATATGACCTGCCCACAGAAGTCAATGCCATCGCAGGTGCGATGAACATTCCACGACCGGTTAATCTGCAGCTTCCAATCTCTCGCCAGATGCATTGCGCTCAATTCAACCATCAGTCGCAGGAAAACCTTATCTTCATGCAATATGAAGATATTGTCCATAAACCTATAATAATAGCTGAGTCCTTGCCGAACGAAGCGATCGAATCGCTCATTCAACGATTGTACGCTAGTTATCAATCTTGCCTGCTCCTCAGTCCTACAAGTGACGAGCATATCACTGACGTAGCGTGCCTGCCAGTAGTGATACCGCTCAGGATCCTCCAGGATATCGAAGCATCGCATAGCGAGATAATCGAATCTAACCAGGTATAGTTGACCTAAAAGCTGGGTAAGCTTGACACCGAGGACAACACCATTGGCATAGCTGTCAACGACTTCGTCGATGAAGTATAGCAGTTTGCGGTCCTTGATATACAGCCGATACTCTCTCTTCAGAAGATTATGCTCGATGGTCATAAAATAATGATGTATGTCAATGGGGGCGCAATATGCAGTCTCCTTCTGTGGAGAATTGTAGATGTCACGCTTGATAATCTTGTAAAAGAAATGAGTACCACGCCCTTTGGTACCAGCTGGACAATTGTACGGAATCTTGCTACGCAGCAAGGGTTCCGATGGATTGAGGGCAGCATGTTGGATGACGTGATCAGGAACTGGCAGCTTGTTGACTGTACGAATTTTCGGTTCAGTCACTTGCTTGGCTTCATACTCCGATGTATGCCAGGCTCCAGCCTCGTATGCACGCAGAAGTACCTGAAGCTTTTGCTCCAGATTCTCCTCGAAAGCTTGCACGCTTAATCTCGACCTCTTATGCTTCGAAAACTCATAAAAGGCTTCACGAAAATTCTGTAAAGTCTCGACAATAACGGATATATTACCTATTCTCTTCACTATGCATTAATTAATGAATGATAACTAATATGGTGTATATGTCGGTGTATGTGTCGGTGTATATGACGGTGCATGTCGGTGTATAATGCGGTGTACAAATCCGTTGTCTGCTTAATTAAGAGTCCTAACCTTCGACCGGATGACCCTATTGTCATCATCTACCAGCTAATCTAGATAAGTGAATTTTCTGCCTTGGGGCAAGGTCTGATTCCCGATTCTCCACATAAGCACACAAAAACTGTGGATTTCTATAAGTTGAGGGCCGCACCGTAGTTCGCATTGGCATCAGAGACAGCATTGTTAACGTTGAGCGTCGAGAGACCACATTGACCACCATTGTTGGCATTGGCACCACGGAGGCAAAGACGAAAACCGGCACAGGGAATCACAACCTGAATTATATCCGGGTGCAAAGGTACTAAAAAAAATCGGAATGAAAAAAGTCAAAGAGCGAAATTTCAAAAAAAAAATCGTCCGCCCAAAGGGCGGAAGGTGGGGCTCGCTGCGCGAGCCGTGTGCTCAGGAGCCCCAGGTTCTTCTGATTGTTCTGTCTTTTGAGCCTACGCAGCCAACCTAGGCTGCTGCGTAGTATGTTGGCTCCACAGACCACTCGGATGCTGCTTCGCAGAGGGCCGCACCGCAGCGCGCATCGGCACCAGAGACAGCATCGCTAACGTTGAGCGCCGAGAGACCACATTGACCACCACTGCTGGCACGGGCACCACGGAGGCAAAGACGAAAACCGGATGTCGCTCCACTATTGTTCCAGAAGTAGCTAGTCCAATAGGTCGTCTCTGTACCACCTTTTTTAGTCGGGAAGTTCTCGAGGTGCTCCATACACAGCTCATTCACCCACCCATCACCTTTTGTCTCCGACTTGCTGTAGGCAATCATGCCTTCAGCTTTGCCTATTGTCCAGGTACCATAGATGGATGGAGCAACGAGGTGAGTAACCGATGAATCCTCATTGCACTGCACCATCTCATCATCCATCATACGCCAGAGGTTGCCGAACCCATTCTTATAGCCGAAGAAGCTAGGAATCTTGGCTGTATAGACTACGGTACCATCATCCTTTTTGACCTCATAGCTAGATTCACCGCAGGAGTCTCCGAGTTCGATGCCAGCAGACATCGGTACGATAGGGCGATAACCGTTGTAGCCATTCCAGTCAGGCATCTGCGTTACTCCAGCTCCTAGTCCACCCTGGAACAGGCCATTCTCATCTTTAGCAGAATTGACTGCAGCCTGGTCGTAATGAGTACCGAAGATGACACCGAACAGTACTGCGATGGCAGCTGTATGGCGCATCGTCGTGCAGAGCCATCCGGTACCATTCTTGCGCGCTGCTGCTCGGAAGTACTCTGTAGTCTGCAGAGTTGCTGGCTTGCCCAGCATGGTGCGGTTCGTATTGTCGAGAGTCGCATCATTATTGCCTCCTCGATAGTCAGCGCCATCGTTGATGTAGCTTACGAGCTTGCCAGTACTGCGCTCGATTGTCGCAAATCCTGCTGCAGAGATGCTGGCAATTGGAACCTTGTAGTTGAACTCTCCCTGAATAGGCCAAGGGCTAACCATCTCGTAGTGTAGTCTGCCTACGGTCTTGATGACCATGTACCACTCTTTTCCCCAACCCCACTGATAGTGCCCCTCGGTACCATCGAGTTTGGCCGCTTCGCCAGTCGCATACTTGTAATGATCCTTGGAATCAAGCTTGCGACGAGTATGGTCATTCTTGACCAGATAGCCGCCAAGTCCGAGTTCCTGGTGTAAGTTCTGCAGGAGCTCGAGGGAGCCTACATAGGCAGCGGCCTTAGGGGTTGCGTTGTCGAGGTTCCACACTCGACCGCACCATGGATGCTGACCTAGCTGCACTGCATTCTTGATAGTCATCTGCTCAGACTTGCCCGACTTTTTGTCGAAGACCTCGATAATCTTGTCGGTTGCTGACATGTCTGACTGAGGCAGGTCATCGACCTGCTGAGCATTGTCGAAGGCTGCGATGATAGCCTTCAGCTTCGTCTCTTCACTTTCTGTAAATGCCATATTACATTATATTTAATCGATTAAACAATTCGGATTTTATTGCCGTTTTTGCGAATTTTGCCTGTTGCAGAGAGTCGCATATATGGTTGTCTGACGTTGATTGTCACCTCCTGCCATAGCGGTGTGTTGGCGGTAGGAATCACCCAGAACTTGGTCTTGCCTGTACCCTTGACGGTCAGATTACCGGAAGGGTCAGACATAACGGAATCACCCTCTACTCTCTGATAGAGGACACTCTGCGGCAAGTATGCCGGCAGGATGCTCGCCTCAATCTTCTGCTTCTGCTTGTTGCGGATGCTGATCTCAGTCTGATATCTGAGATTCATGCGAGAAGGAGCGATGAAGCCAGACGCAATCTGACCTGCGAGACTGTTCATCTCTGCGATTTTCTCGTCTGCTCTTGTCGCAGCCTCCGTTGCAAGCTGCGCCTTCTCCTCTGCAGCTGTAGCCTGCTGCTGTGCTTCTGCTGCCTGTGCGGTTGCAGAAGCAGCTGCAGTATTAGCAAGATTCGCAGCCTTGTTGGCATCATCGGCTGCACTCTTGGCCTTAGTTGCCGCAGTCTTGTCTAGCCAGAGGCGCCAGGAGTCGCTGGTGTCTGAAGGGTCAGATGTATTGCCATCGATGAGAGATGCGTACACACCATTGGCTGTGTGGACGATGTCATTGGCATCGTAGCCCTGAATGGTCTCTCCCTCGAACTCGAAGGAATAGCCTTTGACCCACGCTCCCTTGTCGGTGAAGGCAACATTGCCCACCACAATGATATTCGTATTATCTGCCATTATACCTTGATAACTAATTTGTTTCTTCGTTTAACTATGTGCTCAGATACGTTAGAACCGTAGTCTATCATCAATAACTTGTTCCTGGACTGCCGGAAGGTTGGGTACATCGCACCACCTCTTGCGATGATACCGGTATCTTCGTATGCGTGAGTCTGCAGGTTCCACTGCCACCAATTACCATTTTCTCCCATTTTTGGAGGATGCTCATTGAGCTCCTTGGCGAGGTCGGTCTGTGTCTTAGATTTAGCGATGGCGGATTTTGTATCCGCCTCTCGCTTGCTATCAGCAGACACTCTCGCTGCTTCTGCTGATACCCTGCTATTTTCTGCAGTCACACGTTTTTTTTCAGCTTCCACTCTTGCAGACTCTTGATTCTGACGTGTAGTCTCCTGGGTTTTGCGTGTTGTCTCGTTGCTATTTCGGGTTGTCTCAGCCGTAGCCCTTGTGTTCTCAGCAGAAACTCTTGCGCTTTCAGCAGTGACTCTTTTCTTTTCAACGTCCACACGGGAGGCTTCGGCATTTGCCCTAGCCGTTTCAGCCTTACCTCTACTCGTCTCCGCATTCTGCCTATCAGATTCATTCTTCTCGATAGCCGCCTTACTAGCCAGGGTATCTGTTGTTGCCTTCTTGGCAGCATCGGTAGCTGTCTTGCTGGCTGCTACGGCATCATCCACCTCTTTCTTCTTGGCTTCAAGGCCAGTACGAGCCTTGTCGGCATTGGCTGCAGCTGTATTAGCTTTGTCTGCAGCAGTGTTTGCTGCCGTAGTAGCTTTCTTGGCTTTCTCCAGCTCAGCATCAACATCCCTAGTAAACACCTTCATAGGTACGATTACCTGCTTGCGCACACCAGCCTGATCGTCATAGAGGGCAGGAACGGTAGATACATGGTCGAGGGTATTCACCTGTTCGCACTCGAAGACATTCTTAGATCTTCTCGCCAAGTAATCGTTGAAGTGCGGCATCAAGGCTGCACAGATTGCTGACCAGTCTGAGTTCTTGAATGCCTCTTCGAGGTTGCTGTTAATACTTGTATTACTCATAACAATCTATGTTTTAAAATATTAAAATTAAGACCAGTTAAGGTCAGCTTCGCCACTCCAGAATACGCCTGCACCCACCTGTGTCCCGGAAACTTTAGGATTAAGCAAACTTGGCGGAATATATACACATGATAAGCTCTCACCGCCTTTCAGCTCGTGCCATCCACCAATATCAGCAAAGTGTATTGTCTGCCTGTCGTTACCATTAACCACTCGCCATTCTTTACCGCTGCCCATACCTGTGAACACATAGTACTCATCTGAAGAGCAGTGCATCACCACCACATCGATAGGCATACCGCTGGCATCTCCACCATTCCCATCTCCATATAGAGGGACGTAATAATAGGATCTACCAGCCGAAGTTCTACCGCTCGATAGCGATTTCAAGATGAAGGTTCCATCCGTGAAATCTGATTCCTTGGTATATATGCGCATATTGCCACCATAGATGACCGCTATCGTCTTCTGACGATGTCCGAACATACCTCTGCACCATACATCTGCTGCATAAAAGCGATAACCACGTTTCTTGGTATTATCATAACCTTGATGATACATATCGCCCGAGAACCACATTCGACCATCCGAACCAAACTGGATATTACCAACTACTTTACCGTTGCTGTCAACACAATCAAGGGTCTTAAAGCTACCGTGTACACCAGTAACCGTTCCGCTGAATGTGCCATTCTGACACCAAACACTACCTGTAGAATCAAGCTTGAAATTATCAGTTGTAATCGTTATCTGACCGCCAGAAAAGTTCATGCAATGACCTGCAAGACTTATCTGGTCGGCTTGTATGGTTGCATTGGATATCATTTCACCTGCGACAGTTTTCGTGACGAACGTGCTGATATCTGCTTGAACTACACCCTTCTTCTCATCGAACGCCTTAGAGAATAATGACGAGAAATCCGACTTGACCATAAGTCCAGATATGATTTCTCCCTTTTTGTCGTCGATACTCTTGTTAGCGATTGTTGTAACCGTAGGTGTTATGGATGCGACACCTGATGCAGTCAGATTGCCTTTGGCATCAAACATTCCTGATGCTACATTCCAGCCGCTTGCATTCTGCTGAACTGTTGTGGCAGAATCTATGGAATCATCTACATCTTCCCAGGCTCCGCCAGTTCCACGCATCACGACGAAGCGATAGAGATGACCAGAAACATATCCTTTCGTTCCTGGTTCAATCACATACCACAATGCACCAGCATGGCGCTGGCATTCCGCATTAGTCCAGCTCAGGTTCGTGAAGCTAGGTGGAGAAGCCTGCTGATAGAACTCAGCTACACCACCATCTATGCGTGCATTAACGGTATCTATAGCAGACTTCTTCGCGCTTGAGATAGAAGTATTCAGTGCAGACACTTTGCTATTAAGAGTTGACGTATCAGCCTTGTTAGCTACAATAGTGGATATACCATACATGGTCACCTTCAATTCTGCGACACTCTTCTTAGCAGTATCGGCAGTCCCCTGCGCTGCATCGGCTGCGCTCTGGGCTTTGTCGGCTGCTGTCTGAGCGGCTGAGACCTTCAAGGTTATGTCCTTGGCGCTCTGGTTGATTGCTGATGTGTACTCCTTGGTGATTTCGCCCTTGGCATTGGCTATCTTGGTATCTACCTTGGAACCGATGCCGTCAACGGTCACCTTCAGCTCTGCATTCTTCTTGATGGCAGTATCGGCAGTACCCTGCGCTGCATCGGCTGCGCTCTGGGCTTTGTCGGCTGCTGTCTGAGCGGCTGAGACCTTCAAGGTAATGTCCTTGGCGCTCTGGTTGATGGCTGATGTGTACTCCTTGGTGATTTCGCCCTTGGCATTGGCTATCTTGGTATCCACCTTGGAACCGATGCCGTCAACGGTCACCTTCAGCTCTGCATTCTTCTTGATGGCAGTATCGGCAGTACCCTGCGCAGCGTCGGCTGCGCTCTGGGCGTTGTCGGCTGCTGTCTGAGCGGCTGAGACCTTCAAGGTAATCTGATCTGCCTTTTGGGTGATGGACGAAGAGTATTCGCTTGTTATGGTATCATACTGGTTCTTCAGCTTCTTATCAACAGATGATGTGATACTGCTAGATGTCTGAGTAATCAGGGAAGAGGTATCTTCTCGATTCTTCTTATCCTTAGTATCGACATACTGCCGAATTTCACCCTTTTCTGCATCCAGGTCTATACCCAGCTGCGTAGTCTTGCCATTCACCTTATCAATATTCTCGCCCAACAGCTTGATATTGCTTGCAGTCTGAATGATCTGAGTACTCACCGTCTTGGATAGCTCACTGAGCGGTTCGTCGGTGACAGATACTACAGCAACGTAGCAATCTCCAGAATATCGGATGATGAAATCACCGGTGCCGTTCCACCTACCTTCCATGCCTACAGTCTGCCACTCACCAGAATATGATATGTTTACTGTCTTCGCAGCCAGTTCATTTACTTTGCCAGTCACGACCTTGCATCCCTCAAAGCCATAGGTAAGCTGCCCAGCGCTCTTGGCGTAGATGCGGACATTTACATAGAGCTTATCCTGTACCTCGACTGCGGAACCTTCTGTCTGAGCCAATCCTGCGTCATTAATCGAACCGCTTCCCTTCACATATTCCTTATGAGTTCCTGGTTGTTTGATGTCAGCATTAGCTTGTCGCAGACCGCAGTTCTGTATGCGAAGCATCTGCCTGCCATCGTTCTGCTCCAGGGAGACCTTTCTGTTACCACTAGTTGATAGTGATCCGTTCACCATATACGGCAATCCAGTGGCATCAACCCACAATTCCGTATCCTCACCTTCATTCATCTCCCAGTTGGCGATGATTGTATTGTCGGCATCTGATATCTGCTCCAGGAATTGCCCATTCTCCAAATAGTTCTTGCCATTGGTCAGCTCATAGCTTGTCTTGGCAAATCGACTTGAAAACATATTCTCAAGTACCTGGAACTTGGTATCTACACTCTCACCAGTCCTGCGGAGAATCAGATCTCCAACTGCATAGAGGTTATTCAGATATTCTCCGAATCCCTGCAGTCTGCCGAACCATGGATGCACGATGCCTTCCAGGTTACCTAGCCTGCCCTTCAATGCTCCCTCCGGGTCTGTCTTCAAGCCATAGATGACATCCAGGTGAGGAGATGCCGTACCCACTGTGATAATCTGCATGATACCCTTGCGGTCTGGGTCACTGAGGTTGTCAACTCGCACGAAGGTATCCTTTTTCTTGATGAGTGTATCAGGAGTTGCACCTGCCATTGATGAGGTGAAGTTGGTAAATTTCACCCAGTCCAATCTCTTTTCGCCATCCTCCAGGCTTCCGCATCCTGCATCCGTAACAAGCAGCTCGTAGTTCTTGGTAACGTAGTAGTCATTGCTGCTATCAGGCATTCCGTTGAACTGCTGTACCATAATGATGTCATCCTTACGAAAAGGATTGTAAAGCTTACCATCCTGGGTATCAAGATAGACCTTGCCGCTGTCTGCATCATAATGGTCAACCTCCATCATGCCCGCAAAGACACGGTTGTCGTTTTCACCGAGCAACTGGGAGATAATCATCTCATATACTCGAAGCGAACCGCGAACGATGATGTTATCGAATTCTCCCGTCCACTTGTTTTCCTGCACTCCAGCCGCATTGGTTACGGGTTTGTTGTAGATACCCCAGCCCTTGCCTGACAAGAAATCAGAGACGAACTGTTTACTGAAGAGATTGCCATCAAAGGTAGAATCTCCCTTGACGTGAAGCTGCTTGACGGTTGCAAGTCCCCACGCCAGCAATTCATCTACACACAGCTTATATTTACCGGTATCATCTTTCTTGGCAATAATAAATCCCTTCTCCTCTGTTTCATTCGCATTCTCGGAAGCAATAGAGTGAGCGATGACATTACCTTCTGCATCGAACTTGAAATCTTTTTCAACGTCGAATACGAACTTATCACCAATCTTCGCCTGCTTCATGATGATTGCACGGCTATATGCCAGCAACTCATCTATGCTCAACTTGAACTCACCATCACTCTTAGCAGAAATAGCGTAACCCCTGCCAGAACTGCCAGGAGAAGACTCTATTGAGTCTGCAATGATGTTGCCATTCTCATCGAACTTGTAGCCATTGCCTACATATAGGTTGCTCGCATCAATGTCGCTGGCAATGATGTTGCCATTCTCGTCGAACTTGTAGCCTGCACCTACCCTCAGACCTCTGAGGAAGGTGATAAGACCGGCAGCTTCATCGTCCTTGACCTTCGACAGATATTTGCCCTCGATCTTCTTCAGAAGCTCCTCGATGGTCGTATGCATCTCGTCTGAGGCGAAATGCAGCAGTGAGAGAAAAGCGGTGCCTATGCGGTATGCCGTATTGGCCTGCAGGCGTCGCTCATCTCTGATTCCCTCGAATTGGGTCTGAAGATCATTCTTATCATATTCTACTGCCATATTGTTTTTTTGTCTGCAAAGATATAACTTCGATGAAATCGATAAAAATACGCACTAAAGGTTGCGTGATGCACCGATTCCACGGAAGATTTCTGTCAGGGCTGATGCCATCAGACCATTCCACTTGCTGCCGAAGAAGTCAGCTTCATGCTCGTTGAGCTTCATGACTGAGGCATAATACTTCTGCGAAAACCAGTCGCGTCTGCCGATAGGCGGACCACCAGCGACACGACCACCCCAGGCAGGACCCACCTTCTTAGGCTTATTCATGTCGTGCTTCGCTCGATATTCCTTGCCGAGGAATTCCAGGTCACCCTCGTTGACTCGGGCAATCTTCTCGCCTCCCTGCGCTTCTGTCCACTTCTCCCAGACGTGAGCAGGACCTACACCTGCTGCCACGTAGATACCATACTGCAGGAACTTGTGCTCGATGGTCGTCACGGATCCTTGCTCCAAATGCCCCTTGATGCTCGCATAGAGCGCACCTGTATCTATTGTACGCAAGCGCTCCATGCGCTCGCGCCAGTAGTCACCCATGTTGTCTGTCCATCCCTGCTCGTATTTGAGCAGTTCATCTAATGCTGACTGGTCTGCCATAAGCTCTCATCATATTGTACATCGATAGGCTCGTCTGAGTTCATCATAAAATAGAGTCCTGTGACTCCATTTAAGCTGTATCTGCCCAGCTCGCTCGAATAGATCTGACGGAGATCCAGGAACTCCAGCTGACCGTCGAATGCCTCCCGATACTTGTCGTGAAGCATTCGGCTGATGAACTGACGGAATATGTATCTGCAGAGATTCAGCTTCGCCTCTCTGTCCTCCATGTCGTCTCGCTTGTATGCAGCGAGAATCCAGACGGTATATACATTTCGATCGAAGAAGCCTTCGCCTGCTGAATGCGTATTGCTGTCAACGGTGTCTGAGACCATGACAAAGTTCGCAGCCTTGCGGAACTGCTGCATCACGCCCTGCACGCTGTCGGGGCCGGAACACGTCGTTGCGACAAAATTATAAGCCCTGCAGGTCTTGTTTTCCTCGCACAATTGCTTGAAATATGCGATGGAATCGAATAATTTATCTGTCATGTTGTATTATTTGCTGTTTCTGGCCTTGAATTCCTCTGCCTCTCTCGCCTTGTTGTCAAGCTCTGAGAGCGCATCCCAGCAGAGCGAGTCATAGACTGCCTGCTGCTTTGTGATGTCTCCATCGGTGAGTGCGCGGATCTGCGCCTGCATTGCAGGCATCAGGTCCTCCTGTTTCAGTTCTCCACCTTCCTTCGATGGCTTGAAGAAGTGAGGGAAGTTCTCTGCGAGGTATCCCTTGATGGAGGAGTACCACATAAAGACATTTAGGAGCTCAAAAGACTGAAAAATGGCGGTTTCATCGGATTCTCCGGATTCATTCCGGTATAGAATCCATCCCATCTTCTTCAGGAACTTGTCGTCCTTGTGGATAAGATACAGCTGGTAGTTCTTCTCCAGCTGCAGATAATCGAAGAAGGTGACGTCTCTGATGAGCCGCTCCACGGCATAGAGACCGGCACACGTGTCGAGCGGCAGATAATAGGTGTAATCTCCGATGAAATCGAAGTTTTTGAGGAGAGAGAGGATTTCGCCCTCGCTCAGATATAGCACTTCCCGCTTCTTTTTGCCATTTTTTGTTAGACAGAGAACGCTGCACTTCCAGCCTGTTCTGGTATGCTTCAGCACCTTGATGCCGCAGAATCTTCCGAGTATGTAGCATTTCGCTACCGTCTGATCCGGGAACAGAGTCATTATTGTGAGGATATAGCGCAGCTCATCCTCCTGCAGCTCCTCCCACGAACTTGGAGCTGAGAAGTCGAAGACTCGTATGCCGTCACGAATTGAAAACGAAGGCAGGTTTTGATTTTTCATTGTTGAATTCTTTGAAATGATTAGCTTTATATGCCGATGAATCCGCATATAATTTGAATTTATCGAGGTTGGCATCGAGGTATCTGAGCAGACGGCCATGCTCTGTTGAGTAGGCTGTCAGCAGCCCCTCAGCCAAAAAGATCATGCATCTGCGCACCTTGAAGATGAGTTCTACCGCGGTGTCATCCTTGTCCTTGGCTCCCCGCTCCATCTCTAGCAGATCATCCATCTGCTCGTCAGATATGACCCTGCGCATCACCCCATCAGCTTCGTAGAGTGCTGACAGTTTATCCTTCCACTGCTTGGATGATAGCTCCTGCTTCACCTGGAAGGCATACTGCTCGATGCTGAAGACTAGAAGCGTTATGCTCATCTTCGCCTGCAGGCTCTTACCCCACCCTTCTGTTGCAGACAACCAGGTAATCATTTCGCCCTCTGCCTTCAAGCATGCGACCATACACTGCTCTATCAGCGCCTCTACTCTCGCAGATGATGCAGGAGAGACCTCGTTGTTGGCAACTACTCCGAAGCCTGTCGGAGTGAGTACCAGGTCGAGATGGCGAACGTTGCCGAGGAATGCAGAAAGGCATACTGCCTTGACTACTGCAGCTGACAGACGCTCACTTGTCTCCAGCGCTTCCTCACCCACATAGCCGAGGAAGCGCTGCTGAATATTGTTGTATGCCTCTACGAAATGAGGCTCTACAGACTCGAACACCTCTGAGTGCGAACTTGTCGCTACGAGGATGCTCTGCTCGAAGTCTTCTTTACTTATCTGAATTTTCATTGCCATTATTGTTAACGATTGATGTCTGCTGGTCTTTGTTCTTGTCGAGCGTTGTCAGCTCTATCATCGGAACATCGACCGTGATATTCTTATCTGCCCACAGATTGTAGTGAAGGATGACGTGCCACGGCTTTGCCATGATGTCGTGCGAAGCCTTTTCGAGCGACTGCTTCATGATGAAGAGTTCCCGCTTGTCTGAGCCGGAATTGTTCATCTGGCTCTTGCCAGGTGTCGCTCCAATCAGGTTCGGATGGCAGCCGAGTGCGAAGCAGAGCGCATTGGATGCCTCGCTCATATCCTCTGCCCAGTCTCCACCTTCCTTCTTGTTGCCCTCTGAGAGGTTGATGATGCGCACCATGCGCTGCTCCTTGCCGTTCGGATCAAGATAGTAGCCGGTGATGAGCGCCTTGCCGGCATTCTCCGGACCACAGACGAAATTGATGATGTTCTCCTTCTCCTTCAGGATGCGCGCCTTGCGCTCTTCCGGCTCTATGATGCCCTCGTTGTTGCAGAGCTCATCCCAGTAGTCGCGATGCACCTCTATCTGTATGCGAGGAGCAGACGTGTTCTTGATCATATAGCGCTTGCCTATGCCGATGAGTCTGTAGATATCATACCAGGCATCATCGAAGATGCTGGCATAGTACGGTATCGGATAGTACTGCATGCCTGGTGTAGGCATCCGGCTGATGATGGCGAACTTGCAGCTGGTTCCATCTTTAGGAACCTTGCCCCGGATGCCCGTGTAAGGGTCTGGCGCCTTGCCCATGCGAGCCAGCAGGTCGCCCAGAGGGTCGTAGAGATCCAGGAGTGGAATGACCTCTGCTTCGAGATCCTGCTGAAAATGGCTGAAATCACCGAAGAAGACGTTTTCGATGCGACCGCTCTTGTTCGGTCGCTGCAGGCGGCAGTAGGACACGTCCTTGTGTCGGATATTGACGATGCGCTTATGGTCTCGTGAGAGGATGATGACCTCCACGGACCAGGCAAAAAACTTCATATCGGTAGCCTGCTGCATGAACACTTCGTGAATGCTGTTGCTCAGGCAGAACTTGCGGATTTCCTCGTCTGCCACGTCCTGTTTTGTCTCCCGGTCGATGAACCGAAGCCCCTGCCCGTAGCAGCATTGAACGTTGAACGCCATAGCGCGCTGCGCAACCATGTTCTTGCGAAGGAGCTGCTGCAGGAGATAAGGAATGTTGTCATCATCTCCATAGTTGACATACTCGTATGACCTGCCTCCCACCTCGAGAGCCCGGAAGGTAGCATCACCAATCTCTCCTGATCCGAGGAAGCTGGTGTCGCGGCCATACTGCTGCTCGATGGTTGCAGCATTTGTTACCTCTGATACTCCCTCTGCCACTACGGCATATCGGGAGACGGTGGCATTGCCACCTATCTGCTGCATCTGATATTTATTGCTCATAGAAATACTGGTTTACCTAAAAAGTTGAAAATATAAATGTCCGGCACCGTGCGAACCTCGCCATTAGCCGGGTTCATCAGGCGATGGAATCCACCTCGCCAGCTGCCACCCTTCACCAGCCATCCGCTGTAGTCGATGACCCTGCCGTCTGAAGTCCACGCCTGCAGATTGACGGCAGCTTCGTCTGCCTTCGCCTTGTCGAGGAGGAGACAGACATCATTGATGTGATATGCATTCTTGGCCATCAGTTGAACGTATTGTCGAAGGTGTTGTCGAATATCCTGCCGCCTCTCTGCAAATCCAGTACGTTGTGCTGGCGCTGCGCATAGACGTAGCTGAAGGTGAAGCGCGGAAGGGTGTCGTGCAGGTTGTCATTCTTGGACGTTGACGAGTTGATGGTGATGCGCTTGCCCACCACCGGATTGCCATCCACGAAGTTGACGATATAGACCTCGTCGGAACGGAAGAGGTCTTCTGCCCAGTTTGCCATATCTCGGCTCAGATAGCCGGTATCAGCGTTGAAGTTGCGCTGCTCAGTGATGCGATAGTTGGTCTTCAGACCGCCTATGTAGGCAGCATCCCTGGTATATTCCGGATTCACCTCATGCTTGCCCTCGCAGTATATGAGTTCCTGGCACCCGAACGAATTAGTGAAGAGGAGGCACGGAGCGCAGTCCGGCTGCGATGGGTCGATGATGAACCTCATGAGGCGCTTGCCTGCCTCTACCTCGTAGTAGAGCAGGTCGAGAGCATCAGCGGTGAATCGAGATGAAGAAACGTCGATGGTCGTGTAGATGTCATTGCCTGCTACTGCAGTAGCGGTGAATGTGCGGGTCTCCTCGCTGCCATCAGCGGCATGCTGCCTGTAGTATGCCGTCACGGTAGCCGTGCCGGTACCGAGGTAGTGGAGATACTCTAGACGCCCGATAGCGGTGCGCTTGCACTCCTGCAGCAGGGTGAGATAATGATTGTCGAGGAAGCTCTCGCAATCTACGCCCACGATGTCCACGGAGGTGTAGAGCACCTGCAAGCTCGCCTGCTTGGTAGCCACGTCGGTCTCTGTCTCGCCCTCCACGGTCTGCTCCCTGATGGTGATGGTAGCCGACACGGCAAGCTGCTGGCGTGCGTAAGGACGGAAGATGTCTGCCAGGTCGGAGACAACCACCTCGCCATCGGCAGGGTACAGATACTCCTCGTATATGGTCTTGTCTGCAAGTGCGATGGTTACAGCCAGCCGCGTCTTGGCTGTGAGAATGATGATATCGGGTATGTTCTCCAGGAACACCTTGCCCGATGGTAGTGAA